ACTTTAGACCTGAATATCTTACATTTCCCGACATAGCTGATACAGGCAGGGTTAAATGCATCTTCTACACTGAAATTAAGTCTTAGAAACGTAGAGGAAATTCAAATGAAAAAGTATTCGAAAATTCTAATCTTAGCTTTAATGGGATTTACCGGTACCGTTGCTATCGCAGCTGACTCGATTCCAATAAAAGCAACTGCCGCAGCTGAAGCGCAACAGGTTGCTTTAGAGTATGGAAATGAAAAAGATCAAAAATCCGAATCATCTGGTGAATAAAAGAAAGCCCTTAATTAAAGGGCTTTTTAATTACTTCCAGCTTGGCGTACAAGCACTCTTCCATGACAACTCAAATTGCTTTTGATCCGTCTGATTTTCAACAAGTACTATATCCTTCGAAAGCACAATGAAACGTTGAAAACCAATATCTTTACCGTCTGCTTCTTTATAGCTTACCTCTCCACACTCTCCTATTTGATTGCGGAACTTAGCTGAATCAGGATTGGGAATGAATTCTTTTGTAGCTTCTTTTGCAAATTCAAGCTGTTCCTTTTTGCTTGTTTCTAAATCAAGATGCTGACCGTTAGATTCCTTGTGTCCACACCCAGCTAAAATCACAATAAAAAAGAATAAGCTTAAATTTTTCATAATATCCCCATGTATTAAGGGCGACACTTTACATTAATTTTCAATCTTATCTAAAGCCTAGGGAGAGTGGATTTGTAAAGTTATGTTTTACTATTTTAAGTCTTTTTAAAATTGACCCTATATAGCCAGGTGAAACTTCCACTTATCAAAAAACCGCCCCAAAGGCGGTTCTTAGCTTACTAACTTACTGACATACAAGATAAATAAAAGTAGAAATAATTATTACGGCCAGGACGGAGACAAATATTTCTATTTTAGTCATAGCAGTTTTATTCTTAAAATGAACTGAATATCTTTTATAGTCCTATTGAACAACAATTGTAATAACAGAATGTTACATAATCATCAAGTATTAAAAAACCACTCCGGGGAGTGGTCTTGTTAAATATTTTCTAATCTACTATTAATCAACTCAGCCGTGCGTATACAGTAATCTGCATCTAACTTGGTCATGACAACATTTAGGCTGTAATCAGCATTCACTCTCTTCTTTTTTAGACGAATTAAGTCACTCTTGATTTGAGCAATAGTTTTACACTTATTTAAATCTACCAGACCGTGATTGTTAAATCGGCTGTATAGTTTTTCATGCATGCCTCCTTTTGTGTTATTTGATTCCGGCCATGAATAGCGCTCAATAGCAACCTCTTGAGCCTTATGGAAGCTAGAATAATAAGCCCTACCAACAATATTTCTTATCATTGGTAAATCGCTGTGGTCTACTTGATGAAATAACTTTTTTGCTAAATCTAAAATTTCACACGAGGACATCTTTCAATTGTTCCTCATTAATTGGTGAAAAATTAATAGAAAAAGCATTAAACTCATCAATTACACCTTGTTCAAACACCGCATCAAACAACTTATCATTGAGGTAAATTATATCTTCAATAGATTTATTAATACCCAAATCAATCAAAAATTCACCGCTAGGCATTGATGTCATTAGGCCAAGCACTCTAACATTATGCTTTTCAATAAATTCTTCTAAAGTGATGGTCAATTTTTCTATCTGAAAACTGTCAATATTTAAGGCTTCATAAGCATTTGAAAAAGATTCAATCTGATATTGAATATCTTCTAGATTTAAATACTCTAAGTCATCAGAGATCACTTTTAATCTTTCTACTATACGGCTAAAGTTCATAATAGTTTCCTCAAACCTGCCTGTAAAAAAAGAAAATGTGCTTAAATTTTTTAAAACAGGAAATCGATAGGCCTGTGGCAAACTTAAAACCGCCTCAGCATCTAGATTGGCTAATATTTTATTTAGCTGTGCAAAAGCACCTATGCGAACCGCCATTCCAACCAAGGTTATATATATATTGCCATTTCCTGAAATATATGGAATTAAGGAGGTTAACTCCGCCTTAGCTTTGGAATACTGTCCAGATTGATAATAAATTAGCATTCTCTGCTTTTTTGCACGCAAAAAATCCACAGACTCCGCATCTCTAGTCATTTTTTCAAGTCGTGCTGCTTGAAACTCAGACAAATAGACGTTATCGGGGTTATTAAAAATAACCTGCGAAACTTCATCTAATTTGCTTTTGGGCTTAGGCGCAGTCATAAGAACAATAAATATTATAAATTTGTATGCATTTTATGCGGGTTAACCTTTTTATACAAATGGATTTACAGTTTCTCATATGTCTAAAAGTAAAAAGAAACCAACTCACACTGCTATCTCACTCATCTTCTTATATGCCTCATGAATATACTGATTATCCAGATCAGAGAGGAAACCATAAAACAGGCACAAAAAAGACGCTAATGCGCCGTGGATTTCTTTGTGCCTGTATGGTTTATGGGTTTATGCAGCTACGCTAAAACGCTCAATATGACCAAATACACTTAGCTCTTCATCATTAGCTTTAGAGATATCTGCCAGTGCTTCACCTTCAATTGAATAAGATCCGAAGTCCTCATGAATTAGATCAAACTCGGTATCTGGCGAAAATTCGACGCGCCATAAAGTTAAGATCACCTTATCGCCTGTAACAGTATCAATGCCTTTAAACAGTAAGCGATATTCATTACCTAGGTTAGTTGCAATTGTAGTACGTGTCTTAGCACCGGCTTTGGCAGAAAACTTAACTGAACCAACAATAGCTTCATTAAAAATGACTGTGCCGTAAACAGCATCCAGTACATATTTATCTGAAGTGATGGCAACATCCGAGCTGTCTTTAAAATCCACTTCACTTAAATTACGATGTCCTAAGTCAATCATGGCGCCAGCTTCTACAGCACCCAGAGTAATATCAGTCAGCTGAGTTTCAGGGATTTCGATTGATTTGCCACTTAGGACCATTGCTAAGTTTTGCTTTGTTACTTCTTCAAGCGTACCAGAGATAGCCACTGCAGTTTGTTTGCGTAGTACCGCATCCTTAGCACGGAGGCCGGTTTTACTTTCATAGTGATCCGTTGATTCACTAGAGATTGCAATCTGTAATTCCGGTGTATTACCAACGGGCAATAAGGCAGATGGCACACTATTAACCATCTTCGCCAAATGAAGCTCACCTTGAAGCGAGATTAAATCTGATTTAACCATTACTTTTCATCCCCTGTGGTTTTCTTGGCTGGAGCAGCTTTAGCTTCAGGCACTTCCTGAATCACACCATCTGCCACTAATTTTTTAATTTGAGCATCGTCCAGTCCGCCGACTACATCACCTTTTTTAAAGCGACCGACAGGCTGTAATGCCTTATATTGTTTTGCCATGACTGGCTCCTAAATGAATTTTTGTGATTCAAAAATAATCGTGATGTATGCAAAGCCCGGACTATAACCATCCCGAACCGATATGAAATCCAGTGTCGTGCGTGATGCTTGAGGCTGCCAACCGGAAAGCAGTTGAATCACCTTCTCAGTCAAAAGCCCCGCTTCATCACTTACAGCACGTCCATCGGTCATTTGAGATTGAGCATTGCGACATGCCACCGTAACCGCCCATTGCTGGCCGATCTGGTTAATACTTCCACGACCTGCACTTGCCTTTTTATCTATACGAACAAAATTGACGTGTGCCGACGGCGTGACTTGCGACATCTCTGTTACGCTGACTGAATTCAACGGCGTATAGATCTTTAGAAGTTCTGGAATTTCTTTCAGCTTTTCTGCAATCTCATCACGCACCGCGAAGAAGGTGCTCATCTATAAAACTCCCGACAATGTCTAAAACCATGACTTCATCTTCAGCATCAATACCAAGCTGAGTCCGAGGTGGAATAATGGATTGCTTAACCTTTCGATATTGGCCACCGACTGCGAATGTAATGTATTGGCCATTCTTGGGTAGGATTGTTGCGCCGTAATGCAGATGTGGTGCGTACGCAACATCTGTACCCACCTCCACACCACTTGAAAGTACATTGTGTGTGTAGGAATTCATTAGGCGGCCAGTATCACGCAGTGTTTCACCGCCTTGCATACGTGCACGCCATGAAATCTTCCACGGGTTCCCATCTACATCAGTACCCGTTAAGAATCGATGCTGCACACTATCCACAAGTCCAGCACCAATCTCATCAAACAGCTGGTTCTTTAATGATTCAAAGTTACCTAATTGCTTAAGCACTGCTTCAATCGGTGAACTATCAGCTTGAATGGTTATTGCAAAAGCCATAAGCACCTCACTTCAAGCTGGGCATCTGGTCCAGGATAGAATCTCCAAATACACCACCAGTATATGAAGTACCGACTGGTGCTGTTGAAGGTCGTCCTTTAGGTTGGTCATCCACGATCTGGTTTGTTTCAGGTAACTGAATCTGCAAATGTGCTTTGTTATCAGCCACACGCTTTAAGAATGCAATTGCATCTTCATAGCGTTTTCGCACCTCATCGGTTGGCTGCTCAAAATGAAGGCGGTAGCGTGCAATATCACACGCCATACGCTTTAAATTACTCGGCACATTGG